CCACGTCCTACAGCTACGCCTGGAAGCTCGACGACGCGGCAGCCGGCAGCGACGCTGCGACCTACGACGTGCAGGCCGGCGATGTCGGTAAGAACGCTACCTGCACCGTGACTGCGACCAACGCGGCAGGCTCGGCGGCAGCGCCTCCGTCAGTCGGCGTCGTGGTGGCCTGAGATGACGACATCGGTCGGCACCATTGCGCAGATTGCCCTGCGTCGTCTTGGCGTGCGCGTGGTGCCGCTCGATGACTCACCCACCCTCACCGAGATGGTTTCATTCGACACCGTCGCGATTGGTGCCCTGATCGAACTGGGCGTCATCGCCTCGGATGAAACGCCCATCCCGTCCGACATGGACTTCATGCGCGACAAGGTGTCGAGCGTGCATGCGGCGCTCGATGCGCAGGGCGTGGTGTGGTGGCCGGTCGGCAGCGTCCCGCGCGCGTTCGTCGAGGAGTACACCAAGCTCACCGCGGCGATGGCGGGGTCGTCCTTCGGCAAATCCATCGACCCGGCGATCGTCGCGCTGCTCGAGGCGCGCATCCGCAAGGGTGCCATGGTGCTTTCGGCCGACACCAACGCGCAGCAGGCGGTGACGAATGTCCACGACGATCTGGTGATGCGCGGCATTGCTCGGTGGACCTCGCTCGATATTCCAGACCCTCTGGCCGACCCGTACGCCACGCTGGCGGCCGATGCGCTGGCACCGCTGTTCGGTGGCGATACCGACCCACGCGATACCCAGGACGCGATGGTGGCGATCTACCGCTACATCGCACTGCCCAGCAGCGGCGAGACGGTGTCGACCGCGTACTTCTAACACCAGTGGAGCACGCTCCTCATGGCCTATCGTCTCAATTATTCCGATTATAGCACGGCCTCCGGGCCGCCTGATCCGGCGTCGTGGGTCGGCCCGCCTGGTCCTATGGGGCCGCCTGGACCGGTTGGGCCTGCGGGTCCGATGCCGCCCGGAGGCCCGTTCCTGCCGCTGACCGGTGGCACAGTGACGGGCAACATCCTGACCCATGGCAACGTCGAAGCGTGGCGTGCATCGTTCGGCACGCAGGGCGGCAGTCCAACGCTGTTCGACGGTTCCACGCCGCTCTATGTGGCGAACAATCCGACCTACGCTACGCACGGCGGCCAATCAGTGCAGATCAATGGCCAGTACAGCGGCACGATCACGGACAGCGGCCAGCCGCAGTTCAATCTGTTCCTCGGAACCGACAGCGTGCAGGCGCCGAATGCCAACTCGGTTGCGCATGTGGCGAACTATTATAATTGCAGCGGCACCAAAGGGCCTCGTATCGCACAGCAGATTAGCTTTGTTGTCGGGAACACGACTGACGGTCCAAGCAATTTTAACTGGCATCAAGGGCTGTGTCTTAATGCGGAGGCGAACGGCACACTCGGCGGCACGAGCACAACTTATGGCGGCGTGATCTTTGGTGCCAACTTCACGTCAGTTGCTACCGGCAACGCCAAATACCTCGCAGGGGTCGCAGGGCTGGAAGTAGATGTCTCCATGCAACCCGGCAGTTCATCGGTCACTAAGGGAGCCTATCAGGCAACACTGCAAGGCAACGACGCTGTTGAGTCGAGCGAGCCGAGCTATGCCTATTCGGTGGGGATCAGCCCGGATAGTCCGCTGTCAAATGGGTGGCGGCGGGGGCTGGTGTTCAGCGGACCAAATGGCTGGTGGCCGATGAACCCAACGCAGGGGATTATGATCTATGCCGATCCTGGGGTCGGCAGCACAGGGGGACCGGCGCGAACCGCACTGTCCGGTATTGACTTCAGCCACGTCACATTCAGCGGTCAATTTCTAAACTCCATCGGGTTCAGCGTGGATGGCACCGGACTGCTGACCGCAGCGGGCGGCACAATGAACGGCGGTTTGCATTTCGGATCGACGACGGCTTCAGGCGGCCCCACCGATCTGTCGCGCCACATCGAACTTTATGGCGGTGGTTATGCTGGGTTCAGTGTTACTCCAGGCAGTCTGAACTATATCAGCGGCTCGGGGCATACGATTTACTGTGCTGGGACGAACGTAGCATCATTTGATACCAACGGATTGCATGTGAGTGCCGCAATTAGCTGTAATGCTGGCGGTATCAACTGTAATGTTGGCGGTTTGCATTTTGGCTCTCAGAACGCCTCGGCATACAACGACTTCAGCAAACACATCGATCTTTGGGGCGGCGGCGCTGGTATTACTGTTACCAGTTCAGGTGTGAATTATGTCGTCAGTTCTGCCCATCTGTTCTATTCTGGCAGCAGCATCATTGGATACTTTAATGCGGGCGGATTGGTGGTCAATACCGGTGCTCTTTTCATCGGTGGTGGCGCTGGTCCGTCTTGGACCACCGGCAGCGCAGCGCCCGCATCCACACAGCCGGTCGGCTCGCTCTACTCACGGGTAGGCGGCGCAGTAGGAGCTACACTCTACGTCTCACGCGGCGGCGGCACATGGGCTGCGGTGGCGGGTGTCTGACATGGACATGCAGCCGATCGAGCCATCGCGCCAACTCTCCGCCACGCTCACCGCCGAGCAGTGGAACGCTGTGATGCAGCATCTGGACATGGGCCAGCATCGCGTGGTGCGCCCCATCATCGACGCGCTGATGCAGCAGCTACAGCAGCAGTCGCAGCCACGGTTCGCCATGGAGGATGCCGACAATGCCTGACGGTGTGAGCATCCCCGGCGGCCCGGTGTTCATCGGCTTCCCGCAGCCGGCTGACGTGCCGTGCGATCCCACGGGCGACGGCTGGCGCGGACCACCTGGCGCACAGGGAGTGCCTGGACCGCCCGTTGGCTCACGACTTTACGTGTCGGCTGGCGGCGGCACATGGGCTGCGGTCAGTGGTGTCTGACATGGACATGCAGCCGATCGAACCCAACCGCCGGTAGGAGCACAGCATGCCCTCATTCGCCATGACAGTGCCCTACATGCGCACCTCGCCGGTCCACATCCCGCGCCGCGACCTGGTGCTCGGACGCGCCGACAGCCTATTCCTGCGCGTCACCGTGGTCGACAGCGACAGCGTCTGCGCCCAGGGCATCGACCTGACCGGCGGCATCGGCGGTCCGGCGCTGCAAATGCTCGTCTGGCCGGATCAGCACGGCCGCTCGTCGTGGGACTACGGTGCCTACTGGCACTGGCCGCAATGCCCGCAGACCGTGCTGTGGGTGGGGACCGGTGTCATCTCCGATGCACTCGGGGCGTTCGACATCAGCTTCCCCACCGCCACCATGGCAGGCTGGCCGCGCCGCTGCGCCTACGCCCTGCAGCTCGACTATGACGGCGGCGGTGGCACCGACCTGCTGGCCGAGGGGCATCTGCATCTGGCCTACAGCATTCCGCGTGCCATCGGGGCGCCGGTCATCCTGCTGACCGATCCGACACCGCCCGTGCTGACCGATGATGACAGCGTGATTGTGCTCGAGGGCCGCATTCCATGACGGTGATCACGCCGGTTGTGTTGCCTGCCGGGATGACGATAGAGGTCAGGACGCCGGCCAGCACTGATGTGCCGTTCAGCGGCGGTGTTCGTATCGCGGACATGCCAGACCTCGGCGCTGTGAACGATAGCTCCTCGGTGGTTGGCGAGAAGGCAGGGTCCGGGCGGTTCGCTGCGAGCGCGCTGCTCAGTTACATCTCAGATGGCTTGCCAGACACCTTGCAGGGCCCTCCAGGGCCTCAAGGGCCGGTTGGGCCATCAGGGGGGCCACCAGGACCAACGGGGCCTACGGGGGCCACAGGACCGGCAGGGCCTACTGGACCGGCAGGACCGACCGGGTCTACTGGCGCCGCCGGAGCCGCTGGAGCGACCGGCGCGACAGGTGCCACCGGCCCAACGGGTGCCACAGGGCCGCAAGGCCCGCAGGGCGTTCCAGGCACGCCAGCCACTTCCCGCAACACGGCACGCCTGCAAGCCCAGTGGGTGACCGGCGCCATTGTCAGCAACGACACCGTCTGGCTGGCCTACGACGCACCATATAACGGCACCGTCAATGCGCTGACCTACTTCACCGGCAACGGCTCGTTCAGCGTCGCGATCCAGATCAACGGCACCAACGTGACAGGACTGAGCGCAGTGGCAGTGAGCAGTGCAACACCTGCGACCACCAATGCAACGGCGGCGAACACCTTCACAGCAGGCCAGCGCATCACCGCAGTGATCACATCAGCGACCGGCAGCCCGACAGATGCGCTGCTGTCGCTTGCCGTGACGTGGAGCTAGATGGCCGTCGTATTCCTCACCAGCGGCACGACGTGGACCGTTCCAAGTGACTGGAACTCGGCGGCCAATACGGTCGAGTGCATTGGCGGCGGTGGTGCTGGTGGTTCGAACAATAACGTCGGCTCTTTTGACTCGTCTGGCGGCGGCGGCGGTGCTTACGCAGTGAAGCCAAATGTCACTCTTACGCCGTCGAGCGTTATCAACATCCAGATCGGCCAAGGCGGTGCGGCTGGAGCAACCGGTGCCAACGGTGGCGCTGGCACAGACACTATCTTCGATACCACTTCTAACACTGTTGTTGCTAAAGCTGGCGGCGGCGGTCGGGCGGCAGGGAATACTAAGGGCGCTGGTGGCCTTGCTTCAGCCTGCACACCAACAACGGGCGCGCACTCGGGCGGTGATGGCGCGGCTTTCACGGTCGCTGCGGGTTTTGGCGGCGGCGGCGGCGGTGGTGCAGGTGGTCCAAATGGTGCAGGAGCGGTGGGAGCGGCAAGCAACGCTGGCGCAAGTGCCAATGCAAACGGTGGGGGTGCATCGGACGGTGGCGGTGCTGGCAATACTGCCGCCAGTGTTGCTGGTAGCTTGATTGGCGGTGCGGGTGGAACCGCACATGATAGCACCGCAGGCGGAACGGGAGGCGCCAGTGGTTCAACCGGCGGCACCGGCTCGCACGGTTCTGGTGGTGGCGGTGGCGGCGGTGCCTCAGGTGGTGCGGGCGGAGCCGGTGGCGCAGGCGTTGGTTATGTTCAGACCAGCAATAGTGCGGTAGCTGGCCCTGGCGGTGGTGGTGGTGGTGGTGGCGGGGCTGGCACAACAGCGGTTATATTTGGCGGCGTAGGCGGTTTGTATGGCGGCGGCGGCGGAGCCTGCAACTTTGGAACCGGCAGACTCGCTGCTGGTGGCGCGCAGGGCATCATTGTCATTACTTACACCACGGCTGTGCGCAACGGCCCCATCGTCACGATGATCGGATAGGAGCACTACTGGCATGAGCACCACGATCGGCGGCGTCCGCATTGCCGACATGCCCGACCTCGGCGCGGTCAACGACAGCTCGTCCGTGGTCGGCGAGCGCGCCGGTTCCGGGCGGTTCGCGGCGACGCAATTCCGCGACTACACCAACATGGTCACCGCAACCGGGTCGACCACACCGCGCTCGAACGCTGACCGCTGGAGCACCATTGCCAACGTGCTCGACTACGGCGCGATCGGCGACAATGTTCACGACGATACCGCCGCGTTTCAGGCCGCGATCGCCACAGGTAAGCGGGTCTATATGCCACGCCCGCCCGTCGCCTTCCGCATTACCAACGCCATCAACTGCACAACCCCAGGCCAGGTGATCGAGGGCGACGGCAAGGGCGTCACCATCATCGCCATCCCAAGCAGCTTCAACCTCTCGGCGCAGGGTGTGTTCGTCTGTCCAGGAGGCCCGTGGGTGCCGGGGCCGCAGTTCCGCGATTTCCAGATCAACTTCGCCCAACCCGACACGACGGACACCAGCGCGCTCGTTCACTACCCCGCAGCTTTCTATTGCCAGTCAGTCGCACGCGCCACCTGGCACCGGATCAAAATCAACGCCGCGATGGTCGGGATCGATCTGCGCTTGAATGCCGCTGGCGCATCGATTGTCGACTGCGAGCTATGTTGCTTCGACTGGCACATCTACCTGGATGGCGAGGCCGACAGCATCACTGTGCAGTCCTGCCGGTTCGAGCCGGATTTGCTGACCGCCAATCAAACCACGATCTACCATGGGGCCGCGCGCGGCATTCTGAGCGGTCGCTGCGATGACCTGCACGTCATCGGCTGCCTGTTCTATTGTTCTCTGGGCATTCAGTTGATCGTCAGCGCCGATGGCACCAGCTCAACAATCGGCAATGTGACGAATTGCGATTTTGACACCTATGCAGGGATCAACATAGCGGCCGGCAACCTGGAAGTGTCGGGGTGTGACTTCACTATGGGAGCATCCACCGGCTACGCCGTGGAGATGGCGGGCGGCAACCTGTCGATGTCGGCGTGCTGGTTCCTGGCAACCGTGACGCTGGCCGGCGGGATGATCCAGACATCCGCTAGTGTCGGGATAACGCTGCAAATTTCGGCATCCCGCTTTGATATGGCCGCCAGTACCAATCACTCAGCGGTGGCGAGTTTCACCAACGGCATCGTCATCCTGAACGGCTGCCACTTCAACATGCCGCAGACCACACGGACCCTCGCGGCTGTGTCCATCACCGACGCTGTATTGCTGACCATGAACGGGTGCCGGTTTACCCCGAAGGGCGCCGCCTCTGGTGCCGTGCTCTCCGTCAGCCTGGACGGCGCGCACAACGTCTGCGGCAACGTGTTCGGCGGCTGGGCCGCCAGCATCCCTGGCACGACCCGCGTGTTCGCCAACAACGTCGCATGAGCGGACAAACCACCCAGGCCGCGCCGGCCGGCATGCAGCGGATACCGTTTCCGCTGGAAAGCTATGAGCATCCGTCGCTGCCGCTGGTCGCTAAACGCCTCGTGAACCTGATGGCCGAGAAGGCGCCAGACGACGCTCGTGTGGCGGCTGCCCTGGTCTCGACGCCAGGACTGGTGCCCTACATCCCGGTCGGCACTGGCCCTATCCTGGCGATGAACGACGACCAGCCAGGCTGTATCTACGTGGTGAGCGGGGTCGAGGCGTTCCGCGTGACATTCGATCTCGGCGGCAACCCGACAGCTACGCCAATCGGCGCCGTCGGTGTGCCCGACGCCGGCACCAGCCCGTGGAACTCCTTCGTGACGATTGCCGCCGGGCCGACCGCGGTTGTCGTCTGCTCTGCGCCGAATGCCTATACCTGCGGACACTTGCCCACCGACACCCTCAACCAGATCACCGACCCGGATTATCCGGGTGCCACGAGCGTCTGTTATGTCGATGGGTATTTCGCCTTCTCGGCGCTAGGTGACAGCGCGCAATGGTTCATCTCCCGGTTACTCGATCCGTCAGCGTTTGCTGCACTCGACTTTGTATTCTCCGATGCACTGCCTAACGTCATCCGCCGGGTGATCAGCCACCGCGGACAAATCTGGACGGTGGGCGAGAGCGGCTTCGAGGTCTGGTATGATGCCGGTTCGTCCGGGCTGGAATTGACCGCGGGCGAGAGCTTCTTCCCGTTCCGCCGGGCCTCAGGCGGTGTGATCTGGACCGGCACGGGTTCGCCCATGTCGGTCTGCCGCGCCGATGGATCGGTGTGGTGGGTCGGCCTAGACGGGATTGTCTACCGCTCGAAGGGCTATACGCAGCAGCGGGTTTCTACGCACGCCATCGAGGCGATCATCGGTCCCAGCACGGTGGCCCTGTGGGCGCTGACGCACGCCTATCGCGGCCACTGGTTCTATAGCCTGACGACGATCGATAACCGAACGCTGGTGTATGACGTGGCCACCGGCAACTGGCACGAGCGTTCCACCAGCACCGATGGATCAGCGCCGTGGGGGACGACGGTGGCCGCCACCGACAACAATTCACTCCATCTGTATGGCGACCGGACGACAGGCTGGCTCTACACGCTCGCCATGGGGGCGAACGACATCAACATCGATGTGATCCGCCAGGCGACGCTGCCGCCACTCTGGGCCGCCACCAGGCGCGCGTTCTGCGCTCGCGTCGAGATCGAGATGGAGGTGGGCGGCACCAACACCCCGGGCGACGTGCTGCTTGAGTGGAGCGATGACGGCTCGAGGACGTGGGGGCCACAGCGCACCATGTCGGCGGGGCTGCCGAGCGAACTCCGCAAGCGTGTATATACGACGCGGCTGGGCAGCTTTCGGCAGCGCACGTTCCGGCTGACGTGCCACGGGTTGACGCGTATATACGCTGTCGATGCGGACATCACCGCTGGTGCATCCTGATGTCATCCTCCGTCACCGCGCAGAAGCTGGTCGATCCACCATTTTATGATGCGCCGATCGTGGCCGATGCATCGGGCCAGCAGCACTCGCAGGCATGGACCGAGTATCACCAGAGCGTCGCGGATCAGGTCAACAAGCTGGCGGCCAAGGTTGGCGCTGGCGCCGGCGTGACCGACGGCTCGGATGCGGCAGCCGGCCAGATCGGGGAGTACCTGACCGCGACAGCCAGCGGCATTGCGCTGACGAACAACGCGGCTGTGAACATCGTATCGCTGGCTCTGACGGCGGGCGACTGGGACGTGTCTGGCCATGTGCAGTTCAATGCCGGGGCTGGCACGCACAACTTCTATGCCGCCGCCGTTGGTGCCATTGATGGCCTTGAGACGCAGATCAACGCAACTGTGTCGACTGGAGCGGTCACGCAGGGCCTCTCGACTGCGACGCGGCGCTACAGCGAGACAGCGACCGTGACCGTGTGGCTGGTGGCGCAGGCGGGCTTCACCGGCAGCATGACGGCCAGTGGCACGATCAGGGCGCGTAGGATGCGGTGATGCGGAACTTCGTGAAGATCGCTTCTGGCGTCGAGGTACTGCCGCTCGCGCTGGATTTATACCGGCAACCGGAGTTGTGGAACCAGCACACCGCGCGCACGGGTGGCGCTGGCTCGTTTGTAGGAACAGATGACATCTGGGTGCGGTTCAGGGCGCCTGATCAGCTCAACGACGTGGAGGCATTCGCTGAGCCGCATGTGCCTGTGTTCTATCCCGCATGGCACGCGCTGCCGCATCTCCGTCCGATCGTGTTCGGGTTGATGTCTCGCGTTGAGGCCGTGCAGCTCGGTGGCATCCTCATAACACGCGTTTCCGCAGGAGGCCAGGTTGCGCCGCACGACGACAAGGGGCGATGGCACAGCGAGTGGTTCCAGACGAAAGCATATCTTCCGCTGGCGACAAATCCTGGGTGCTTCAACACATGCGGGGATGAGCGCGTGGTGATGAACGTCGGTGACGCTTGGTTGTTCGACAACCTGCAGGTTCATAGCACGGTGAACGAGGGCCAGACGGATCGTGTGACGCTCATCGTGAGCATGAGGTGCGAATGAAACGCGCCGCCAACCAGCCAGAGACGATCAGCGTCAGTATATACGCCGGTATCTACTATAAAGTCTATCGCGTCCCCGACGCCGATACGCTGTTGCCGCAGCATGCGCACGAATTTGGGCACCTGACGGCCCTGCTGCAAGGCCGCGTTCGGCTGTGGCGGGAGGGCGATGACGACGGCCCGACCGAATACTGCGCGCCGGCCACGATCCGCATACCCGCACGCGTGATGCACAGCTTCCTAACGCTCACGCCGGGCGTTGTACTCGCCTGTATACACAACGCGGACCACCTCGAGGCCGACGAGCCCGTGGTGGCCGAGGAACATCACCTCGAGTTGGAATAAGGAGTACGTGCCATACCCTTCGCAGTTGCGGCCGCTGGGATCGGTGCTGCTGGCGCAATTGCCGGCGGCGTCATGCAACAACAAGCCATCAAGAGCGGCCAGTCGGCGGCCAATCAGGCCGTCCAGCAGGGCGTCAACACGGCAACGAACCAGTTGAGCCCATGGACCACGGCGGGGCAGCCGGCGCTCACCGACCAGTCTGACCTGCTCGGGCTGAACGGGCAGGACGCGGCGAACGCGGCGATGGCGAAGTTCCAAAGTTCGCCGGGGTATCAGTTCCAGCTTAGCCAGGGTGAGCGCGCGGTGGATGCTGGGGCCGCGGCGAAGGGGTTTGCGCGGTCGGGGGCGGCGCTACAGGCTGAGCAGGAGTTCGGCAGCGGGTTGGCGGCCAGCGACTTCGGCAGCTACTGGAACCGGTTGCAGCAACTCAGCGGGAGCGGCCTGACAGCGGCGGGCGGCATTGCCGGCGCGGCGACCGGGGGGGCTTCCAACATCGCCTCGACCGATCGGGGCGCGGCGGGCGCGGATAGCAGCATCTATGGCAACGTCGCGGGCAGCCTTGGCGGTTCCGCTAATCAGTTGCTGAACAACCAGAACTTCCAGAACTACATCAAAGGTGGTGGCAGTAGCGGCGGCATCAACCAGAATTACAACCCAGGCTACAATCCAACCCCAGGCATCTCGGCAGGCTATACCGGCACATTCCAGTCTGGCGGGGTCTTTTAATGTCCGAGTTCTCAAGTCCGCAGGTCTCACCGACCCCGAACGTGCTGTTCGATCCGCTGATGGCGGGGAAGCAGCAGGCGCAGACGAACCAATTGCAGATGCAGCAGATCGATCTGACCGCGGCGGACCACGAGCAGGTCGGGCGTCTTGCGGCTGGGCTGCTGAACGAGCCGGACCTGGGCAAGCGGGCTGAGCTATACTCCCGCGGGGTGGGGATGCTGCAGGCGCAGAACCTGGCGAAGTATGCGCCCCCGACGCTGCCCGACGAGAGCACGCTACGCTCGCTGGTCGCTCAGACCATTCCCGCCCAGACACAGGCCGAGTGGCTGCAGAACCTCACGGCCAACAAGGCGTACACCAACGCGAGCAACACCGCCTCCACGGCAGCGCCTGGGACCACCTCAGGGGCCGCAGCGCCACCAATGACCATACCGGCGCGCGGCACTGGCGGGCCTGGAGCGAGTGCCTCGGCGCCGACCGAGTGGTTGCCGTATTTCGAGGAGGCGTCGAAAGAAACTGGTATTCCGGTCGATCTTCTGATTGCCCAGGCGCGGCAGGAAAGCGGGTTCAATCCGAACGCCAAAGGCACCGCGGCCGGTGACAACGAAATCGGTCTTTTCCAGATCAAGCCGAGCACGGCGCGTGCGCCTGCCGGTATGGCTGGCGTTGATCCGGCGTCAATCACCGGCCCGGACAACGTGCGCAACAACATCCTGTTCGGCGCGCGCTATCTCAAGGCTCAGATGGGCGGCGGTGATCCGAACAATCCCGCTGTGCAAGCCGCAGCTCTGCATCGCTACAATGGGGGCGGCGACCCGGCATATGTGCAGCATGTGTTCGGCTACCGCCCGACGCTGGCGCCGTCTGATCCGAACGCCGCGGTCACCGCCTATACGCCACCAACCGCAGGGGCCACGACAGCCTCCGCAGCGCCCGCCGCAGCCCAGCCAGGGCAGCCGGTGCCGACACAGGTCGCAGGGCCGCCCATGGTCTCCACGGCGCCACCTGGGTCCACAGCGGCGCCTGGAGCCACTACGCTGCCGCCAGCGCAGACGGATACGACACAGCCGCCAGCCCCGGCACAGCCCGGCCAGCCACAGCCACAGCCACAGCCACCGCAACCCGCGCCCGCTACAGCCCAACCACCACAGCCCGGGGTGCGCCAACCGCCGCAGCCACCGCAGCCGCCACCGGCCGCACCCCTGCCGCCGCCACCGCAAATGCCGGTCCTGAACGCCAACGGCCTGACGGACATTCAGCAGCGCCAGGTCAACGCGATCGCCGCCAATCCCCAGAACAAGCAGCCCGCCGTCGCGGCGGCGCAGCAGGCGTTCGTGAACCAGAACGTCCAACTGCGGCAGCAGGCGTTCTCCGACTACATGCAGCAGCAGCAACTCGCGGTGCAGCAGGGCACGCTCTCCAACGCCCAGGCTGAGCTGAACCTGAAAACCTGGCAGGCCGCGCACCCGGTGCCGACCACGCCGCGGTTCACCGGCAACTCGGAGGCGGTCTGGAACCCCGGCACGAAGGCATACGAGCCGGTGACGCCGGACAATACGAACCTGGGGCCGCATGTCGCGGGAAGTTGGGGCGTCAACAACACGGGGCAGATGCAGTTCCTCGCGGGCGCCACTCGTCCAGCACAGGGCGATTACCAGCAGCAGGAAGCGGCGTACCATGCCGACATTCCGATCGTCCGAGGAAAAGCCGATGCCGGCCAGGCTGCACAAGGAAGTCTCCTGCAATTAAACGAACTGGCTGACATTCTCAGTAAAGGTCAGGCGACCGGGCCAGAGGGCGATTTCCGCGCCAGAGTTGCCACCTACATGGAGCAACACGGCTACACGGCTGACACCATCAAAAACATCACCGGAATGAGCAGCGGTTCGGACGCTCAGGTGCTGGAGAAGCTCGCTGTTGCGACAATCGGCGCCAATGCTAAGTCTGATCTCGGATCGAATGTTGGCATTCAGAGCCTGGAACTTTACCAAAAAGCCAACCCTGGCATCTCGATGCTGTCAGGGGCCAATCAAAAAGTCACCAACATGATAAGAGTGCAAAAAGCGCTCTCCGATGATTACGTGCAAGGATTGCAGCAACATTTTAACACCAACCAGGCATCGTTCCTGCATGGCGGCGGCTACAACGAGCCCGTCTCTGTCTATGACGCTCAGTGGCAGCAACGGAACAATCCACAAATAGGCGCTGCTGCCATCGGTATTCTGAACGGCGATGATTATGGCTCATGGGCATCCCGTCTCGGTGGCTCTGTGCAAGATGCCACGAATGCCATGAAGCTGGCGGCGCGGATCGATCCCAATGCTACGATGAACACGGGGCACGGGCAGGAGTTGGTTAAAGACGTTCTCGCCCGCGCCGGGACGAAATAGATGGCAGCTTCCTGGTCCGACTTATTCGGCGCGCCGCCGCCCGCCCAACCGGCGCCCGACAGCAGTACGACGACAGCGCCTCCAGCGCAGCCGCCCCCGGCAGGCTCCGACGCGTGGAGCACTGTGTTTGGTGCGCCTGCGCCACAACCCGTACCACCGCCGCAAGTAGCGCGATCGGACCAGTATATTCCTGCGTCGGTTCGCTCCCAGTCGGTCGGCATGCCGTCGCCCAACGTCCCTGCCGCCGCCACCGGCGTGCCGATCGCGGAAGACAGGGCGCCAGGTCCGGTCGTGCAGGCGGCCGGCAGCCTCGCCACCGATCCCGAGCAGAAACGCCGCATCATCGCGGGGCAGTTGTTCCCCGACCTGAAGCCCCTCGAAGCACAGGCCCGTGTGTTCTACGGCCCGAATGGGCGCATGGCAGCGGTCGGCCAGGACGGTCAGGCGTACTACGTCGATCCAGACAAGCCCGACATTTCCGCGCTGCGTACGTTCTCGCCAGCAAACCTGGCGTCGAACATTGGCGGGCTCGTGGGACCGTCGCTCCCGGCTGCTGGCGGTATCGGGCTGGGAGCCGCTGCCGGACCCACGTCTCTGGTCGTTGGCCCTCTCGCGGCGGGAGCCGGTGCGGCTGCTGGTGATGTCCTCCGGCAGCAACTCGCGGCGCGGCTTGATCCCGGCATTCCAGGGCATCAAGGCACACCACCGACACCTCAGCCCTACAACTGGCGCCAGACGGTCGCTGAAGGTGCTGGCGCGGCTGCGGGACAACTTGGCGGCGCTTCCATTCTCCGCATCGCTGCGCCGAACCCACTCGGTCTCAGCACCCAGGACTTAGCTAAGCTACGGCTTGATCCGAGCATTCTATCCCGAGCCAACCAGTTGTCTGACCAAGCGCAGGCCCAAGGCGTCACACTGCTGCCGGGTCAGGCGACTGGATTGCCGTCGCTGCTGTCGCACGAGGATGTTGCTGCTTCCGGCGCAGCGGGGCCTGGCACGGCTGATATTGCCGCGACGTTCTATCAAGGGCAGCGCAATCAACTAAATCAGGCGTATCAGCATTACCTCGACACGGTATCGCCATCCGCCGACAAAACCGACGCCGCCATGCAGTTCCAGCAGGCCGCAGAGGATGCGCAACGCATCACGCGTCAGGACGCGAATACAGCCGCCAGGCCAGCCTACCAGCAGGCGCAGGCAGGCGGCCAGGTCATGTCGCCAGACCTCGCGCAACTCGCCGACACGCCGGCGGTGAAGGCGGCAATGGACGCAGCCAGATCCGACTATTCCAACCTATACCGCAAGCCCGCTCCAGACACGCCGGACTTTGCGCTTTGGGATCTAACGAAGCGAAAGCTCGACGACGCCGTCAGCACGGCAAAGCGGGCCGGCGAGAACACCACCGCGATGGCGACCGACAGCCTGCGGGCCGATCTCTTGACGCACCTGGATGCGGCATATCCCAGCTATGCGACTGCCAGGGATCTAGCGGCTCCTGGACAGCGTCTGTCAGCTCGGCTGCAGAGTTCACTCGGGGCGCCTGGTGCTGGGGACGAGACGGCCCGCGCCATCGTGGCTCCGGTGTTCGACACCAACAATCCGCGCGCGATCAGCGAGGCACGCGACGCCTTCACTGCAGCGGGCCGCAGTGACGAGTGGCAAGCTGGAACGCGCGCCTATCTGCAAGACGCGTTCGACAAAGCCAGTAAGTCGCAGGAGGGGCTGAACCCAGCGATGCTGCGCCGCCAGATCTGGGGTGATGCAAATACGCGCGCCGCCATGCAAGCTGCGATGAGTCCACAAGCATTCCAGGGCCTCGACAATGTCATGACGACGATCGAGGCGGTGGCGAAGTCGCGCGGTATGAATAGCTTGACGCAGCCCCGCGCGGCCGGTGCGGCGGCACTTCAGGAGGCGGCGGCCGCATCGCCAGAGGTGCGCGCCGTACAGGTTGGCAGCACGTTGTTGAGCCCGTCGCGAATTATGCAGGGGTTCGGACCCGTGGGCGATAAATTGGCCGCCTCTCTGACACGCAAGAACATGAGCGGCATTGCTGATCGTCTGTTCAGCGGGACGGGAATGGAGTTCCTCAACCGGACTGGCATGATGGCGCCGAATAGCCAGGCGCTGACATCCGCAGTCGCTGAGTTTCTCGGGCAGCAAGGGGGCGACAGCGACACAGCGGCCGGGCGCCCACCACCGCCCGGTCTGAATATCACAGCGCCACGCAATCAGTTCGCGCCGGCCTATGGTCCCTGATCGTGCTTTAGCCACCAGAAGACGACGCGCTGCGGTTTCGCCCTGATCCGGGCTGCCTTGGCATCGTTGTATGCTACTCGCGTTGGACCACTGGCGCCCCCTGTTACGGCTGCTACTAGCAGCACCATCACCAGCGCGATGCCGGCCAGGATGAGCCATATCTCGAAGATCGTGCTTAGCATCACGCCCCGCCCTCATCCAGCCATTTTTCGATCAGGAATGCCATTACGATCGCGAATGCGATAATGCCTATGATGTGCATCACTGCACCTTGACGGCGAGCGGCTGCTGGAACTGCACGACGATCGTCTGAGGCTTGGCGGGCCACAGCCAGGTGGACACCCCTCCGGCTGCTGAAATCGCGGCAGCGGCCAGCAGGATCATCGCCAGAGCGCGCGGCACTTCCCAACGGTCACCGCAGGTCATCATACGAACGCCTTAACGACGAGACTGGCGACGCCGCCGATCAGAAGTGCCAGCATCCACTGGATCAGCGTCAGGCGGCCGTCCATGCGCTCCAGCTTCAGCTCCAGGCCAGCGAAGCGCGTCTCGTAGGCGGCGACGGCCTCGGCAGCTTTGCGCGACTTCTCCTCCGTCGCGCCAGCGTCTATCAGCGCATCGTAGACTTCGGTGACCATCGTGGTCATCACTCGCCCTCCAGCTTGTCGAGCCGGTCCTCGGTGGTGCGCATGCGTTTCAGCAGGGGCGCCTCGATCGCGCCCAGCACGGTGCCAGGCAGCTTCAGCACCATGTCCCGTGTGACGCTGTGCTCCGAGCGCAGATCGCGGACCTCGCCCTCTATCCTGGTCAGCCGGTTAAGAATGCGCTCGTTGCCGTCGTTGATCTGCTTCATCATATCGGCCAGATAGCGCTTCAGTTCCTCGTCCATCAGCGGCCTCCCGCCAACTGGGCTAGCAGCTCGCCCTGATGGCGCACCTCCGATTGAACATCGCGGATGGTGTCTTCCAGCGTATCCACACGACGCTCCAGGCGGGCATGGCGCGAGTGCATCGCTCGGACCTCGGTCGTCAGGGATGTGACTGACGCCTCAACCCGTGTCGTGATCGCCGTGACGATCGTCACCGCGTCCTTGAGGTCGGCAACCTCGTCCAGCAGCCGCGCTAGCTGACGGCCAAGGAAATCCAGGGTAATTGTGTCACTCATGTCGTAGCTCCTCTACGGCGTGTTCAGGGCCGGGTGCAGCATTGGCAGTGCTGCCCCGGCCCGATTTATATCAGGCGCGTCAACCTGCCGCGAGCTTCGCTTCTCCAGCGATCACCACTTCGTCCAGGTCCGCGTCACCATTCGGTGCAAACCTGGCGAACGCCTTGGCCAGCAGCTCGCTCACACGCCGCTTGACGTGCTCCGGTGCATTGGCTGTGGCGTGGCCCACGGAGGCGTGGCCGCCGATCGCCACCACCTCGTCCTGCGACTGCGCGTTGGCCAGCGCCACGTCGAGGTTCAGCAGCCACTGGCGCCCGTCGGTCTCGTCCAGCGGGTCTGGCTCGGCGTCGTCGTAGACCATCGGATCCGCCTTGCGGGGCGCGCGCGGTGTGGCGGCGGCGGCGGCTCTCTGCGCCTCTGCTGCCTCTGCGCGGTCGGCATCCTCGCCCTCGGCGCTGCGCCACGTTCCGGTGCGACGGGCGGCTACCGACTTCAGCGGGATGCTATCGTTCATGGCCTGGCGCAGGCTGCTGGGCTCGTTGGTGGACTGTTTGGCGTCAGAGGGCTTGTCTGCCTCGATGGTTGGGCCGTTGAAATCTGACACCTCTTCCGGAACGTAGAGACCGCTTGTGGCAAGCGGCCACACGGTGCGGACGCCCTCGGATACGACGCGCGCACGCAGCATGGCGCGCGGGAATTTCTTCCAGTTATCCTTGCCGGCGAAGCCC